AGTTCTTCGAGCATTCCAGTAAATCCTGTTTTTATATCTTTTAACCCACTAGCAGTTAAGATGTATTGACCATCTCTTGACATAGGAAGACCTTCCATGAGGTCATCAACTTTTGATGCAAGAGAGGCCATTCTTCTGTCTCCCGGATCTGCTACACCCGTACCTAGTCGTTCTAACTCTAGTCGTCCCAATGCTGCCTCCGATTGAGCTCCTAACAGAGAGGAAAATTCTTCTTGTATCTCTTGTGCTGTTGCCCTTGTTCTTACTGGTGCCGATGAAATAGTTCCAAAAGATGTATGCGTTCCAGGTGTCAAAGTAGTAGGTGCTGCTGCTAAACGAGATTCAACATTTTGTGTTGCTTGTTCCCATAAATCCCTTACGATTCTTATATCTTCATTTTCAAATCCATAATCTTCAACCAAAGATGTAAGAAGTTGTTTTCTTCTTCCAACTAAACGCAAATCTTCTTCTGTTGCTATACCTTTTAGCGGATCAAAAACCAACGTCGCTGGGTTGACGTTCGGAATACCGTAAATATCTACGGTTGGAACTTTGGTTCCTTTTATTAGTCTTTTTGTTCTTATTGGAAGAGGGCCTGCATCCAAAAATGTTTTTTCTTGTTGACTGAGTCTAAAATCTGGTAACCCAGTTATTCTATCTATTGAACGAACCGTAGAAATTCCTTCAGAACCTGGATCCCTAAACATTAATTCGAGAGAACCTGCTGCGCTGTCGAAGCCAAGAACTTTCTGCTGAAATGGAATTGTAAATGAACTTATTGCAGAAACCGCTCCGATGTGATCCACCAAATATCTCAATTGTTTCATCTAAATATCTAGATATAAACTCTTCTCCAAGAGCAACATTTCTAGGTGACAAATAGCTTTGCAATCTTTTTGCAAGTTTTGCGACCAATGATGAGTCATCAGAAGTTACCAACTTTTTCACAAAATCTGTTCGCACTGGGCTAACTCCAGTTACAGACTGTAAGAGCTTTGCTTCCCTACCACTGATTGCAGTATCCCCCATGAGGTATTGTATGGCGGTATATCCTTCGTCGGTCATTGCCGCTGTTGCTATTGTTGCCTTATCTAGTCTTTCATCTATTGCATTCAGTGATGCTTTTTGTCCTTGAGTATTAAACTTGAAAAATTTTCCAGAAATCCTTCTTCCAACCAAATGCCCTAGACCAACAGATTCTAACTCTGCTCTTTTTGCAGTGTCTCCGACTGCATCTGCCAAATATTGGTTGACTCGTTGTATTTCGCTCTCAACTTGATTGAGACCCATTGACGCACCCATGTGCGTTAGTCTGTCACCAGTAAAGGGCACAGATCCAGCTGCTGGAGACATAAATCTATAATCTACTAATCCAAGGGACCTAATATTATGAAATGCATCGCCTGGATTTGTAAACTCTTGACCAGTGGCAGTATTGACAAATACTAAACTTCCATCATGTTCTTCAATCCTAATAAATTGCCTAAACTCCGGCAAACTTCTAAGGGCTAGTTCTGCTGTTCTTACTTTTGGATTTAAAGGCATAAACTATCTCACTCCAGAAAAAATGTCTATTCCAGAAGAACCAAATCCATTTAACACCTGCACTACGTTTCCGTTAATACCGTTTCTTGACATCATCATTCTTATTTGCGCTGCTATTGCAGCTGGATTTGATTCTTGTTTAAAAGAAGGATAGCTTGGGTTTGTCATCTGTGCTTCAGTTACCTGTTGTGGATAGTACCCCATTTGAGACATGTTAATACCTAATGATTCACCCATTTTTATTTTAACGTGTTCCATATTTGTGTTTGGATGCCAACCTTCCCATCCAAGATCTGGAAGTTCGTGTCTACTGAAATATTCAACTAAATCTGGCTTTTCTTCGACCGGCATGCCCCAAGCTGCTTGATATATTCTTCTTTCAAGCCTCGGTGCTGTAGATAGAATTCTCGCTCTTTCTTCTTCTGGAGCATTTATCATGGCTTTAAAATGTTCTCTTTTTCTTCTGGGAATTGCCAAAGACAAAGTATCGACTGAAGAACCATATATATCTGCTCCATACATGGTTCTCCTTGCTGCCTGACTGAATTGTGCAGCTGCTGCTTCATCACCAGATTGTCTAGCTTCATTTGATAGTTTTGTATTTTTAACATAATTAATTATGTCTATATATTCTTCAAGAGCTAGTTCTTTCTTTCTTTGTTGTGGTATAAATCTATCTCCAGTTATTTTTTGTTTTAAATGAGAATAAGCTGAATACCCCGCGCCAGTTGTAAATCCGACTACTGAACCGAGGGATGCTGCGTTAACTGTTTTTCCAAAAGCTGCGCCAAGACCAGCTAGCAAAAGTCCACTTGAAAATGGATTTCTGTTAGAACTCTTGTACATCATCGGCTTGATAAAACTTTCAATTGGACTTTGCCATTCCGGAAATGTAGACCCATATACATTTCTTGATTCCCAATCTTCTTGCGCAGTCTTTCTGTTGAGAAGTTTTGTGTTGATGTAGGTGTCTCTGTGAGCAATATATTCGCCCATTCTTCCAAGCCCCATTTGAATTCCGTTTATTCCCATCTCTTCTTTGGTAGAGTATTTATATTGATATGGATAAAATTCTTTTTTTCTTGTAATTTCTTCTACTTTAGATCTAATGTCTGCAAGCTTTTCTCTTTGTCCTGGATCTACACTAGACATAGTGATTTGATTGTTAAGCGACCTAAATTCTTTTGAATATGGAGCTATATCAGATAAAATATCTAATTGAGTCAAAGGGCTGCTGTACTCAGGCATTGATTGATTAAGCCTTTCATATCCAACACCTGGAAGTCTTGATTCTCCTTCTTGAACTTTTACAAAAGGATCTCCTTGTTTAAAGTTAATAAAATAACTACTTCCCGGCAAAAAGGGATATTGTTGACCCATCAAGTTTGAAATGGGGTTTAGATAAGTTACATCTGTTCTTTCTTTTGGTATAAATCTTCTTGTAATTTCAGAAAGTTCAATATTTCCTGCCGCACCTTCTGCCTTTATGGGAAGATCGCCAAGACCACCAAGGTTTAGATCCCAAAAAGCTCTACCAGAACCGTATGCTTTAGATGCAGATTGAAGCAATGATCTTTGTGGTTCAAAATCAGATTTTCCATACCCAAATTTTTCTCTCAATGAACCAAAAGCAAATCCATATATACCGCCCATTTCCTGAAGTTTGTAACCTATATCTCCGACCGCCATTGCAAATGAGTTCGGACCTACTGGCTCTCCAGCTGGAACAATTCTAGGTGGAACAACTCCAGGAGTTGGCGGAGGACCATATTGAGATGCTTGAACGTATCTTGTGTTAAATGCAGAAATAGCCCTAAAAGATTCTGCAGAGGCTGTTCCTAACGGCAAAGATCCGGCTTGAGACAATGCTTGATTATATTGAGATATTCCTTGCCCAGAATACATGCCAGACGCAGAACCTCTACCTATTGCAATTGGTGCTCCAACTGAGGCAAGTCTTGAATCACCAGAAAATATAGGAACAGCAGGACCGACAGACCCTTCAATTCCAGGAATCGGGGTCTGCATAAAAGCTTTTCCTGAATCAATTAATCCTTCTGGATTATATGCTCCACTTTGACCTGCAGACACATATTGACCCAGAGATTTTACTAATTCTTCTTCATGCATTGTTCTTTTTGGCTTAAGAACTTTCCCAATAGTCGCATTGAGAATGGATGTTACTGGACCAAATGGTCCTGTAAAATATTCTCCAGTTACAGGATAGGGCCTATCATAATAATGTTCTTTTTCAAACCTATATGGGTCAAATGGTCTTAAGGGAGAAAAATCATATCCAAACAAAAACTTTTCAATTGGTGAACCAAATGCGTCGCTTGTGTAAGTTGTAGCCGCCTGCATTTTTCTGTAATAAGAAGGCCTGTAGTACATGACCTTGCCACCCTCAAAAGGAGTAATGCCTAGTGGCCAGTATCTTCCTTGTTGTACTGGAACTTCCCCCTCAAGAAGTTGTTCTCTTTTTTCTCTGTAGCCCATTCCACCAGGAACAACACCAGAAAGAAGCGACTGTGCTTCTACTGCTCCTCTGGCTATTTTTGATCCAAAGAATGGAGAGTAAACTCTCTCTCCTCTATCGTCTTTTTCGTTAATTAAACCACCTATTGTTCTGTCAACTGTCATGGCGGCTGTGCCACCAGCAAAAATCGGCAGGACTCTCTTCATTACCATGCCCTTGGCAAACATGGACACAGGTCCGGAATATTCTGACGCATCAAGACCAAGGCCTAATGTTTCAAAATATGGATTTAATCTTTCTACATAATGAGACGCGGCAACAGACGCAGCACTAAAAGCTGCTGTGTCATCATAAGTTGTTATGCCAGTTGCACTTCCTAGTGCTCTTAATAATGGAAGCCTAGAATCTTCTTGATCTTTTAGGTTTTGAACAACTGTTCCAAATGTTGGAACAAATACAAATCCTTGGTTTCCAAGTGGATTGACGTTAAGATCGCTAAGTCTGTATTCTGATGGTTTGAGGTTTCTGGATATTGCTGGTCTTATTAAGCTTAAAAAATCGTTTCCAAATCCGCCAGAACCTACGTTCGCAATTTTTTGACTTATAAATGGATCCAGCAATGAGGCCATTGCGGAACCGGCTCCTTCGTTAATTCTGCTATCGGAAAGATCTAACAAAGAAGCTAATGCTCTAGATAAGTTCTCGCCTTCGGTTCCACTTCTTCTATATCCTGCAAATGCAATCATGTTTGTTATGGCCGACATACCAGCAGCCCTTGCTTCGGCTGCTTGGTTCCCACTTATTCGGTTTTCCCTAAGCAGATCTGCTACTACTGATTCAAATTCAATTGCCAATTCACCAACATTAATTGACGAGCTACCAATTGCATCTTGAAAAGATTTTCTTTGAAGAATTAATTGAAATATTGATTCTCTTAGCTCATCCATTCTTGTGGAAATTGTTGGAGATTTAACCGACCTTGGAGAAACCTCGTGCATGTCAACAATTTCTAGTTTTTTTCTAACAATTCCACTAGCTGCGGTAAGACTTCTTGTGTCTAAACCTCTTCCTCTTGCATCTTCTATGGCTCCAACTGTTTTTTGCAGCTCAGCAACTGCATAGGATCTCATGTCCGCTTCTGAGCGTACGTCTCCCAAGAGAGCTTCTCTTGAAACTCCTTCTCCAGAGATAATTGCTCTAAATAAATCTCTATTTCTTCCTTCGGCCTCAAATTCTTTAATAACCGGAAGAGGTGTACCGTAAGATTGAAACTTTCTTCTAAAAGCCTCAAAGGCTTGCAGGACTTGAGTGTGACTGTATATTTCATCGCCGGCATCGTTGACTATATTTACTTTAGGAGCTACTGTATCATCTGTTCCTCTAGTAATGTTAAAACGCAATGGTATTGAGCTGGTATCACGTCCCCTGTCTCTAATCATCGTAGCCATAACAACGGGGTTGAATATGTCTTGTTTTCTTTCTCTGAATCTCTTAACAAATCTGCTTAAAGAGTTAGGCTGTTCTTCAGCTATATCCCCTACATCTTTTATTCTTCTAATTATTCTTTGCAGTGTGCTTTCGTCTTCAACTGGAGCTTCAGGGGTAGCTAATCCAATTGTGCCTTCTGCTGCTCTTTTGATTCTTCTTTCTGCTGCTCTTCTTGCTGCCTTTGAAAACATGTCGTTTTCAGAGGTAGAAAACATTTTAAACTTGCCAGGTCTTTGTCTGATAACGGGCATGTCGTAATCGTCGCCAGTTACCGTAAACAAAGATCCTGTCGGGCCAAAGTATCCTCTTTTTTGTTGAGTGAATACAAAAAGTCCCGGCCTTGTTTCGTCTAATCCTCCAAATGGTTTGTTAGAAAATCCCCTAACAATTTGAAACATTTGTCTTTCATCAACACCTTGAGGACCTCCGTACCCAGACATATCTACTGGGTTAAATTTAACTAATGGAATTTGCATTTGAGATTGAATAAAGTTCAATACTCTTTTTGCAGAACTAGCCAATCTTGTTGTATCTAATATGTCGCCACTTCTAGTCCTACTTACACCACGAAGAACTGAATAGCCTACTGTTGGAGAAACTGGATCTGTTCTTGCTATATCGGCAGCAAGATTTGAAACAATCTCTCTTTGTTCTTCTTCTAAATCGTTAAAAAATCCAGAAGAAAAAGCTTCATCAATTAAAAGTGGTTTCAATCCCAGCATATTGAAGCCACCAACAGAAGAGGGAGTTGTCATTCTTCTGTTTTCCATCAAGAACGCCATTACTTGGCCAGTATTTTCTACATCAATACCCCTTCTACCAAGTTGATTTGCAATAACAGTTCTTGAAACTCTAGCTCCATGATCATCAAGAAGCCTTATGCCTAAAACATCTGCCGCCGTTCTTGAAAGATAATCTGATTTTTCTGAACTTATATCACCAACAAAATCTTCATACAAAGCTTTTTGTGCTTTGACTAAACCTCTTCCTTGATTTACTATAATGTTTTCATACGTAGCTTTCCAAGTTCTTTCAGCTTTTGCGTTAAGCTCTCTTCTAAATCCTCTTTGGGTAAATAATAAATCGGTCTGCCTTATGGAAGAACCTAGGGCATCTCGAGTAAATGTTGGGTCGTCAAATCTTTCTAATTTTTTTGCTCTTGCTATTACTTGATCTAGGAAATCATCAGCGCTGTTATCGTCTATTATTTTCGTGCCACCCAACATTATTCTTTGAGAAACATTAGTTCTTGACGCATATGAAGTTGGAGTTCCGTCTAATCCAATTTTTTCAACAAATTTATTAGCCGTGCCTGGAGACACTCCAGCTGAAACAAGATTATTACGTAACGCTTTTTGGTACTCATTGGATTCTATCTCTCTATAGAAATCGCCCCTTGTTAAATCTTCTGCTGAGCCCCTATAGCGAAGTAATGTTCTTGATAGATCAGAGAACTTACTTCCATGAAGATTTCTAATCTGCATGACACTTGATTCCAAAAGATCTCTCGGATTTGCAACATTTCGCATTGTTGAAATGCTTGCTAGTGCTTCGTCGTATGAAAGTGCCCCTGTAATTACGTCGTAAGCTTTTTTGCCAGCTTTGTACCTTCTGGCAAATTCTCTTGAACCAGTTGTAGTTCCTCTTAAAGATGGAAATACATCTATTAAACCTTGTAGCTGTATATTGTCATCTGGAGACGTTGCCGACCTAGATTGATGACCAAAGATCAAACCTTTTGCGTATGCTCCTGCTCTTCTTAGTCTTCCTGGACCAACTAAGTCCCTTGAGGCAGAACCAGCATTTCTTGCTTGGTGCATTGCAAAAACAATTCCACCCTGATTAGCTCTTGTTTCTTCTACAGCCGAAGAAAACGCTGCACCTATAGAAGTAGTTCTTTTATTTATGCCAGTTAAAACTTTTTGTACGTCTTGACCAAATTCACCCAATATAACTTTGATGTCTGCAAATCTATTGCCCCATCTCATTTGCTGAGATGTTAGTTGTAGATTTGGATTTAACGTATATGGCGCATTCGCTAAGAACTTCATTCTTGAAGCGGCTACTCCACCTATGTCAAGTGGAGACAATATACTGGCTACGTTTTTTGCGGATTGTTTTGCAAAGTCTGCTATGACATCAATCGGATTGTACCAGGTTACTTTTTTTCTGTCTTCGTTTGTACCAAAAACTGGATCTGTAAGTCCTCTTTGCGTTAAGTACATTGCTGGCAATTGAACGCCAAAAGTTCTTGCTCTTCTGACCAAACTCTGCTGGATATCATCCCTAAGAGACCATACTGCTGCTGGCTCTCTTGTTGTCCCTGCTGAAGCTCTTCTTAATTCTGACGTTGTTATATGGTAATTTTCGAATAAAGAAAAGTATCCACCTTTTGTTCTGACAAAACTGGTATTAGCTACTCTACCGTCTATCTCAAATATCAATCTCCTGTAAACGTCGGATTGATCTACGCCATCTATGGACCTAGTTAGGCCTTCTAGCTCATCTAAAGCTCTTCTTATTTGACCTGCGCTTTCAACAAATCTTGTTGCCGCGCCAGAAAATTCGCCAGTTCCATCTGCCGTTCTTTGAATTCTTGTGGCTAACCTTATTCCGTCCAGCTTTGACTAATCTGGATGCAATCGTCGTGCCAAGAAGAGTTGCGGTTGTAGCTGCGGCGAAGCGCATAATAGGACGGTCATTAAGCGCCCTGGCAACGACCCCCGAGTTAGGACTAGGGCCTTCTGTTTCACCCTCTTTATAAGGAACGTCCCTTGACGTTACACCATATCCAATGCTGCTGATTGGGCCACGATCTCTAATCATTTTTTAAAGCCCTCCTACTGTAGCCCCCACAGCTTTTGCGCAACCGGATCTTGATATGTGGCCTCTCCTGGCTTTCTAGAAGTATTATATCTATCTGCAAAATCCTGCTGTTTTCTTGATTCTTCACTTGGATCAACAAGTTGTATTTTCACATCTGTTGGTTCTATACCCAAAATATTTTGTTTAATTTCTATTATTTTTTCAGCTAAGGCAACGTTTTCTGCAAGTTTAGCATAGGTCATGTTGTCTAGATCTTCTGCCGAGTATGTACTAATAGTAGCCATAACAAAAGCTTTCATTAGGTTTCTAACCTCACAAGCTTGATGTCTTTTTTGATTTAATACATTAATAGCTTTTGAAGGAGAGGAAAAACCAGACTCTCCAAGAATTTCCTCATACAAAGATGAGACTTGTCCAGCTGGATAATTGTCCAGATTGATATCTTCTGGATAAAGTACAGCTGATTTAATTATAAAATCTTCTATGTCTGCAGAAGAATATTCTTTTGAAAGCTGATATTCTGCTATTTTATCAAACTCAGCAAAAGTCAACTCTCTAAATATTATTTCTTGTTTTTTTATTGATGCTTGAAATAAAGAACCATATTTTTTCTTTAATTCATACAGCAGATCTGACGAAATCATTTTATAATTGTCGTACCTCTAGGGCAACGAATCCTGAAGCTTCTAGAACTTCTTGAGCTATTAAAGAAGGCAGACCTGCAAGATCAGAGCTGATTGTCTGCTTGTCATAGGCTGGCCAGAGACAACATATCTCTGATATAGCTTCTTCATTCCATAGGTTTGCTTCAGCAGAAGAAAGCTGACCAGCTTCCATAAGCTGTTCCATTTTTCTAACTAGACTTTTGTATTCTAACCTGCTGAGAGTTCTCCAAGCAATGTGCTTGTCATAGGTAAGTGATGTTACGTAAACATCTCCATACTCTTTTTTCCAAGATTTAATCATTCCAGCGTTTGGACCACCGGGCCAGATAAGATCTTCATCTGGGAGCTCTTCAACCGTCTTTGGCCCAACGTTGCCAACATCTTCCTGATCTTCATTAATTTCTGATACATCTTCGGCATCTACCACGATATACGCCTCATCTGCTTCCATTTCTTCGGCTAATGTTTCAGATTGCTGAACAATAACTTTTCTTCCTTCTGTCATTTTTTTCTCCTATTTTTAAACAAAATACATTTTTATTATATCACAATATTATTTAAATTTATTGTTACCTATGACATAAACTTGCTCTGGAGTTGGTGGTGGTTGAACTTTTGTTGAATTTGTTTGTTCTACTCCAGTAGAATCAACGGTGGACATAATAGACTTGTCTGTATTTCTAATATTGCCGTTAGAAATATACCAGTCTCTAGCGATAAACTCATAAGCTTCAATAATTGCCACGCCCCCCGGCACATACGTCGTATTCATATCAGTTATATTAACGTCTTGTATAACAATATCCATCTCAACATTTGACTTACTTGGTTTAACCAAACGCTCATTGTAATCAGTGGCCATTAATCTGTCAAGTGTATCAAAATTATCTTCAAAATTTGTGCCCTTGTTTCTCATTACGGTGGTAACGGAACCTTCTTGTGTTCCATATTTAATTATAAAATTAAAAGGAGGGTGCGCACTAAAAATGTTTCTGCTATCAGAACCATCTCCATCAGAGGAAAGTCTATCTAAATTTGACATGTTCCAATATTTTTGAATATTTTTTTCATCCTCCAATGATTGAGGATCTGTCCCATCTCCTCGTAAATAAGATTGAATTTTAGACTCAGACTTACCATTATTAAACATAACTCTTTGCTCCGCAGCCGTGCTTAATAAGTCTCTCATTCTACCAGGATACCTTGAGTATAGATGGAACTGACCGCCAATTATTCTTGTTCCGTACATTATGGCATCGTAGTTATAGGACCAAAATCCATAAAGTGGTTGTTTTTGTTGAGAAATTTTAAATCCAAATATGGCCATGTCTAACTCATGTTCTGGATCAAAAAGTCCATCTATGTAAACCTTAATGTCTTCGCCACTGAAGTAATAATCATAATAATTATTAAATTTTTCTCCATCAGAACTTTTACCAGCCCACAGATTATCTATGCCCTCACTTAAAGGGTCAAAAGTTCTTCCGGTTCTTAGTGCTGAACCCGGAAGGTCTTTTCCTATTACGATGCTTGGGCCAAGCTTATCTGCTGGCACATAGGTTGTAAAGGGCCTATAGGGTCGTCTTCCGACTATTTCGGAATAATCATATTCTTCTGGCATTGTTATATCTTTCCGCCGCCGCCACCAGATAGTGGTTTTACGATTTTATCAACTAATTGAGTGTATGATTTTAATGTATGTTCTCCATAGAAATTTTTTTGCCTTTGCAGATAGGCATCTCTGGCATCATTGGGAAGCATTAAAGGGTCTGATTCCATTCCTATTAGAGGTTGAATTCCTCTTGCCATGTACATATATGTTTGTTCTGTAATAAGGTCATCTACGGACATTGTTTGACCTTCGTCCACTATAGTAATTCCGTATATCTTCATTTTACCAGCTAAACCATATTCGTTAAAAAAAGATAAAACAACATCAAACGGAGGTAACATGTCTGCAAGAGGAGCAAAAAACAATCCTGTTTCAGACATTATCTGCCTAAATTCTTTTATTCTATAAAAGGCATATTCATTAAAAACAGTAAATATTAAAGATCCACCTATTGTTCTTCCGCCTTTTATAAAGCCTCTTGGATTAACGTGTCCTAATATTCTTGCTGGAGCATTTTCTCTGTGCATGGAATACGATATTGTTTGCAATTCTCCTAATTCAAGAACGTCAGTGCCTTGAACTGAGCCTGTTGCTCTATCTATCGTTGGTATGACCATTGCTGCAGAAATATCAACTCCTGCGTAGGACATATTTGAAAAGGGGTCCGGTAGGTTATTTTCTAACCTATACTTCTGCATGCTTTGTGAATCATATGTCCACATGTTGGATCTTGTTTGCATTTATTTTCCTTTTTAAAGGAGTGTGGGGACCAGACAGCGTCTAGCCCCCACACTCTCGTAGCCCACAAGCAAATGAAATTAGTTATGGCCTAATTATCTTAACGCCGTTCTTGTTTAAACCCGCTGTACCAGGAACATCTTCGTTGATAATGTCCTTAAGAACATTTTCGCCATTGAAAAGACCACCGGTAAGCTGTGCGTTAGATATCTTATACATTGGACCAATCTCTCTCGCAACGTATGTCATTGTTTCTTCAATGACAATATCATCCATAGAAGCCCCAGAACCTTCGTTAAGAAGTTCAACACCATAAATTGATCTTACCGCACCTTGCCCATATTCATTGGCAAATGTGATTGTAATATCAAATGGTGGAATCTGGTCTGCATAAAATGGGATTTGCTGAACAACATCAAGCTGTTGCTTGTCAAATTCTGCAATTCCCCTCTTGTGATTTGGGTCTCCCGGTAAAGTGTTGCTTACTCTTGTGAAGAAGTTTTGTGGATTGTTAGCCGCGTAGTTTGTCTCAAGCATTTGATATAGAGCTGGTCTGTCAAACACAGTAAAAATTAATGAGCCCGCAATACCTCTCTTGCCTCTTGAGAACGACCTTGGGTTTGGCGAACCCATGGTATAAATTGGCGCCTTTTCTCTAGTTACAGAAAATGTAATTCCAGATAGGGCACCTATTTCAACGCCACCAAAGGTGGCAACGATATCTGCTCCAGAAAATGTTGTATAAGTATTTAAGTACTTATTTACTGGACCATTGTAATAATCTTCAGCCATTTCTTATACCCTCCAATACGGTATTTATTATATGTTGATTGACACCTGAACTTCAATTGTCTTAAGCTCAAATGCTGGTGTTAGTACGAGGTCAACAAACGCCTTGTTTTCTGATGGAACATAACTAACTGTAAAGTCGCTGTTCAGCAAGGCACCCATTTGTTGCATACCGCGCAGTGCAGAGGTGATAGCTGTTTCCATTGAGTTGCGTGTTTGAAGTGTTGAAGCCTCTCCAACAAACTTCTGACACACTTGTCTAACGAGAACAGAAGCCTCATTGATGATTCTAAATGTAGAAATTCTTGTGTAATCTGATGTTGCCTGGCTCATTGTGAGTCCCTCAACAAAGACAGGAATTTTATTAAAGTTTAGAGCAATAAAGTTTGAGCCTTTGTCGGCGAGACTTTGTTGCTGAGTTCTTGTTGGGTTGTACCTAATGCTTGCAACGTTATATGCTGTCTTATTAACTGGTGAAGTAAAAGATGCCATTCTGCTTATTGCGGCTGCAAAGGTTGTCGCACCATTTGCAAAGCCATAGCTAGAATTGTAATTAACTGGCTTAAGCTCTGCTGAAATGACTGCAACAAATTTCCCAGCGCCTTCATTGGCTCCAGTGGAAAAGGTTGAAGCTGTTCTTGAAATTAAACCAGTAAGACCGCTTGACCCAACGTGTGCGGCAACTTGTGCTGGTGTCATAACTTCGGAAGAGCCATCAACATACGGCTTAATCCCCATAACTGCAAAACATGGGAAGGAATTTTCTGAAATTGCTTTTACTTTTGCGCCAACTTTTGCAACAAAACTATTTGCAGAGGAGGCGTTGTCTGCCACAAATCCATAATCATCTCCTGGCCATGTTGGTGTTGCCCCTGGGCTGTGGTCAAAGTCAGAAGATTTTGCGCCCCTGCCCCACGGCACTATGATGTCTGGTTGAACTGATTCAGCTGACTCAAATATTGCGTCAAAAAATTCTGCTGCTGTTCCGTCAAACGAGGCTGAGTCTACTTCGCCAGATGAATATGTCCACTCTGTGTCTGAAGGAAGAGCAACAATAAAAATTCTTTCTGCACCGCCGGTGACGAGCTCTATATAACCCCTGTGAGCATGTGAGCCATCGCCAAACGCAGTGATGACATCTTCCTCTGTGGTTGCTTGTACAACATCGAGATCTTGTACATTTCCTGTATTGTTTGCTGTGCTTCTTTTGGCAAGAAGACAGATCTTTGGGCCGACAGGAATATCCTGTCTAGAGATGCTATAAAAGCGATCTTTAATTACTGTTTTTACACCTGGTAGAGCCATTAGAATTTAGACCTCCGCTTGCGGCTATTTGAAATATGTTTACTTCACGGAATATAGTAACAAGTAACTTATAAAAACAAAGTACATTAACAATTTGGTGTGGCGGTTTGATATAGGTCTACTATGTTTAATTCAGTTCCCTCAAAATTGGGAGTTGCCCCACCAACGCCACGGTCAATCAACTCTTTTTCATATGCCATGTATCTTCTAACGTCAATGACTATTTGCTCTATTTGGCCGACCGTTTGAGCAAATAGCTTTTCGGTAGTAAGCATATAGGTTACAGTCCTTTTGCAAACGTCCGTTGCGTCTTTGTTTTCGTCCGAATCAGAGAGTCTTCTAGAATATACAAATTCTGAAGCTCCTAATCTTTTAAAAACAGGGGTATGCTCTAGCATAAAGTCTTCAAATATTTCAATTATCTTGTCTGCAACTTCTGGACCAGAATATCTTGCTGAAGCTCCTTTTAACGTTCCTGCATCTGCCTCTGTTATTATAGTAAAACTAACTATATTTTGAAACCTTTGCCCAAATATAACTACATCTTTATTAACAGAAGCTCTAGTTCTAGGCTTTGGTTCTGTTGAATGTGTTTTTCTTAATTCTAACCCATACACAATAACTGGATATTCCGCATACCTGGGGCCGCTGAGATGGAACTATTTTAATATCCGGATATGCATTTTCCCACAGCGCTTTGACTACTGTTATAAACTCTAAATATGTTAAATTTCCACTTGCCTGAAGCGGATCGCCAAACATTCTATCAACGCTTACGTCATTTTTATTTCCTGATGGAAAACCAATTACATTTTGAGTCATTTTACGAACCCTTTCCAGTAGATACATTAAAAGATATGCTTCTTAGCGTTCTTGCAGAAGTAATGTTTATGTTAAAATAAAGTTTTCCAATTTCGTATTTGTCCGCAAACGAATCTACTTTATAGTTTAAAATAAGCCTAGCTTGCTGTAGGGTTTGCATATATTCCTCTACGTATCTTATTATCTTATCGTAGCCGAATTTTCCTACAGCCACATTACCAAGTGCTTGAATTTCTTTTATGATGACAGAAACTAGTCTAAGATTGACAGAATCCTTAAAAGATTCACCAATAGATTGCGTATAGTCACCTGTCAGCAGTACATCAAACAAAGCCTGTCTTCTAGCTCTTTGCCCCCTAATGACAGTGTTAATTCCTACATCTTCCAGCTTTTTAACTTCAGCTAGTGTTATCTCTGCTCCGTGAATACTTAGTGCTCCAGGAACTCTTGACTTAGCTAAACCTCTATCTATTCTTGTCGAAGCTAACATTCCAGCCATAGCTGCGGCCATTGAACTAGTGTAGCTTATCTGCATTTGATCGTGAGAAAAAACTGCCTCTCCATAAATCAAAACAATGTACCTACCTGAGTCTTGAATAATTACATTGTTTGAATCTATCTGAGAAGATAAATCAAAATCTTTTGTAAGCAGTTCGTTTATGTCATCTTTGTTTATACCATTGTTTCTAGACCCAATTATTCCCATTTGCACTTCGCCTGTTGTGTCTTGCATTAAATGACAGTGCGCTGCCAGCTGTTTAACAAAATTATTATTTCCAACATTTATTATTGAAGTTTCCAATGGAACTATAATGTCGAAAAAATCATAATCCCTCAATAGCTCATAACACCTATCAAGCCTTAGGGAATACAAATCATAAAAAGAATATCTATTGGGAGTTGAGCTATTGTCGCTGAACATCAACACATTTCTGTCAGATACATCCTCCACGTATTCGCTCATATAACCGCATGACATTATGTAAATATCTTTTGCTCCACACGAATATGCATCAAAAACTCCTCTTAATAAGGGAGAATCAAGCTCGGCTCTTAAAACATTAACGGCTGCTTGCATTGAATGCAGCTTTAGTATCCCGTACGGCTCTATGCTATCAGTGTGACCTATCAGCAAGGTAGTTAGTGTGGTGGAATTTCCTATGGTTTTATATCTGGCCCTATTTGTTATTTCTATAAATTTTGAGCCTATATCATAGCTATTATTATAACTTGCTGCCGGATTCTTGCATTGAAAAAATGTTTCTTTTAAAGAATCTAAGTCTAAAACTTTTGTTGCTACCTCAACAGTGTATGTTCCCTCAAAAAGATCTTTGGGCAATATTAACTTTAGCGTGTAAGATCCAGTTGAATTTCTTGTCATCGATACACTATCGTGCTCAAGTCTTTGTATTGTTATTTCTGCCATTAAAGAAGACACAGAATACCTTGCTGGGCCTAGAATAATTGGGCCCGGCGTGCCGTATCCTCTTTTCAGAAAAACAGTAAGATCATCACTTGGATCTACATGCGTATATCCGTCTCTATATATTATTGGAATTTCTATTTCTGTTCCAGGAGCTACAATTAACATTTAAGAACTCGGACTTTCTTTTGTTGCTCCAACTATCCAGTAGTTGATTTCGCCCCTTCTTCCTCTTACAGAATGCGCTGTATCAACTAAAAAGACAGTTGCATCCTCTAGGCTATTTTCAGTCTCTTCGTATATCCTATCTCCCGATTTTGGATTTACATTTGACTCAAAATAATAAATAAGATCATAATTTACCAAATAGCCTTCAGTTTCTTCCTGTAGCGAATTCATCAAAAAACTGTTTCTTGGAAGAAAATTTCTTGTTGTTATTCTTTCCAGAACATCAGAATAAACAAAATCATCGCTTATTCTTCTTTGATATAGAATATCATGACCCCAGTCTTGCAGTATCTTTTTAAAAGTTGCCTTGGGATTAATCATATCTTCTCAATCCCCTATCTGGAATTGGATCATCGCCATCTACAGAGGGAAGACCTGGTCTTGACAAATCTCGACCGCCATAGGTGTTGGAGTCATTAATATATATTAATGAGCCAGTTTCCGGATCCAAAGTACCACTTGGGCTAAACCCTTTGTGTTTTGGAAGGCCCTTTGGCTGCACTCCCTTAATGCCAACTCTTTTGGCTATAATTTCTTTTCTTAAAGCAGCTGCTATCTGGCACCATGTTGTCGCATTAGATCTAGTTATATTGCTTCTTGGCGTATTTCTATTGGTTATTTTTAAATCTGCTAATTGAATACTAAGTTCGTCGTCTCCACCATACCCATATATTCTAGTCAATTCACACGCAGCTGAAGCCTTAATGTATTGTGTCATAGTAAAAGCCGAAACTCCATAGCTTGCAATTAAATCTATCGGGTTTGTGATATCTGATTTAATTTCAAATATAGAATTAATTTCGTTAGAAAAACCATGAACAAGTTCTGCTATTTCTAACCTGCTTGAATCTGGAAAAATTCTTAGTATCTCATCTGGATCTACATAAAGCGGGGCAATATCTGCCCCAAAAGATATTATTTCATCTTCCCTTAAAGTTATTGTTGGCTTAAATTCTTCGTCTGGATCACTAACATAAAGATTTTGATTAACAATTATCTGTGTGCTGTCTGCCATTAATCCTGTAAATTGAACAGAATATTGATCTGCGTCTGTTGGTGTAAAGTCGTAATAATACTCCGAAGATGTTATTGATGTGGCGGAGGCAGAAACAATTTGTACGTCATCTGAATTTTTAATTATTACATTAACAGATGTTGGTGAGACGGGTTCTTGCTGCTGAGTTGCCGGATTATAGTCAATAAACTTAACTTTAATCCTAACTGTGTCATTTACTAAAACATTACTAGGCATTTAATCTCCAGTTTTTATACATTAGAAATAGAAACTAAACCAGAATAACTGGATTCAATTACAGAAGTAGAAACTAGCCCTGCTCCGTTTGGTGTGTTTGCTGTTTCAAAAGTAACATTTCCAGAACTAAAAAAGTTAATAGTAATAAAAGAAGACTGAGTTTGATTAGAATTGTCTATTTTTTCAGATAAGTAAATTTGAATGTTCTGAAGAGAAATATTACTACTAAAACCTGGAGCTGATATTGTGAGAGACCCCGCATAAGAAACGCCAGATTGGCTATAGCTTACATTGTCATTATAAAGCATATCAAGCTCCTAAAGAATCTTTGTTTAAAGTGTCCATCCACTGCACTGGTGTTCCTTCGGGGTTCCCATATGAGTAAAATTGAAGATAAACATATCTATTACCTTTAGTAACTGGTTTTACCTCGTGTCTACCTATATAGTTTGATGGATACATAATTACACTTCCTTGTCTTGGAACAAATGTATAGTTTGCTTGCTCAAAATACATTTCTCCACCAGAATAAGAAAAATTATCTGGTTGATCCGAAGAGTTATTTAGATACAGTCCACAGCTTACAGTATTGTGAATTGGAGCTTGATTTAAGGCTGGATTTTTAAAATCAAATTCTATATGACTATCGCTATGTGGACCTATGTGTTGACCAGGGCCATATGCAGCTACGTGACCCTGTGTTTTCCACCAAATAGTTCTGGCGGCATCTGGGAAAATCTTACAGTATTCTACCAGGCATCCATACAATGCTTTATCGATATTTTGCACAAAATCAAAATGCAGGCTTTTATTTTCTTTGTATAACAAATTATATCTAACGGGTGCATCCTTAATATCTTCAAAATTAAACTTAAAACCACTTTTTGTTAGCGCAAATTTTTTTCCATTTTCTTCTACAATATCAAAATGTGGTGGATTAATTTGCTCTAAATAATTTATGTAGGAAGCGAGATACTCTTGGTTTATATTAATAACTTCACTAAACTCGACAATGCCAAAACCGTGTTGAACTATCTTCATGTTAAATACCAGATACCGTAACTGAGTATTGATCAGAAGATTCTTGATATCCTTTGTTTTTTAAATAATTTCTAAAATCTTCCCTTAGAGTTGGGAGGTAAACATTTGTAGCTCTAAATGCTGTTTCTGGTTCTAAAATAGGATCTGCTACGTTTTCTGACACATCTTCATTTGGCGTACCTTGACTGTACCACCCCAAGTAGCTGTACCTTAAACCTTCGGTAACTGGAAACACTTCGTGTGCTGCCATAAAATTTGATGGAAACATCAATATATCTCCCTGAGATGGTTTGTATGTTATATCAAAATAATTAAAATAATGTTCTCCACCTATAAAAACTTCTTTTTCATCTTTTGCGTTGTCAATGTGAGAATTAATGTAAAATAAGCTAGTAACGGCACCTCTTAATGCTAGCTGCATTTTGGGATGATCTATTCCGTACAAATAATCAACACTATTATCTGAATGAGAACCTAAATGAACTCCCTTTTTGTATTCAAGAAGATGGCCCTTAATCTTCCACCAAACACATTTATATGCTAATGGAAATTTTTCAAAATATTTTAAAAGATATTTATCTTTTGATTGTTCAATAAAATCAAGTACTTTTTTAAACTCCAAATCATCTGTTTGATGTATTGAACCTGCTCTTCTTGGCATCTCGTCTATACCACTTTTAGAAAAAAAGTAACCACTTCTGTTGATGTAGGCGGGTTGTCCGGTCTCTGGATCTATGGATGGAGAATACATTATTGACCATTCTTTTTCTATTGATTCCTTTGTCTTTGATATCAAAAACTGCCAGTCCAAACTTACAGCCCTAGGAAAAAGCACTACGCCATGACCCAGATGTTGTGCTTCAACGTCATTGTTAATCATTTTTTATTTTTTCCTTCATAACTTCCTGTGTAGTATCATTGCTTGTCTGCTGTCTTCTTGCGGCTTTTAGTAGTAAATCTTTTTTTTCATAATTGTCTTTATATTTATTTTCAATAAAATCTATATAATCATTAAATAGCTCTGGCATCCAGACTTGACCGGAATCTGATTGTCCAGTGTCATCTTTTATGTTAATTCCCTTTTCTGGGTCAGAAGATCCTTGAGCAAAATATCCTACGTAAGCATACCTTTCTCCAAAAGATACATTCAATACTTCATGGGTTCCTAAATAATTAGAGGGAAACATTATCATATCTCCACTTTTTGGAGTATATTTTACATCTGCGTAAGGAAAATATATTTCTCCTCCTGTATAGGAATATGGGCTATTTTCCATGCTATCATTAAAATATATTAGGCAGCCGACAACATTCCTTATCGCCAGTTGTTGATCAGGTATTGCGCCTGGTTGATAATTTATATCATTATCACAATGCAGTCCGAAATTGCTGCCCGGTCCGTATGCTACAACGTGACCCTTTGTTCTCCACCATAGACATGGTAGAATCATTGGAAATATTTCTATATATCTTAAAAGATTATCGTACATTGCATCTTCACATTTTGTAAAAAAATCTTTATACACTTTTTCTGAACTTGAAAAATCCATAATATGATTACAAGCAGAATTTATATCATCCAAAGAATACCTGTGACCAGACCTATTTATGGCATGGGTGGCTAATCCGTTTTGGTCATGTATTATTGTAAAATCTTTTTTTAAAGCGTCTTTTCTTAAATTTGATAAAAAGGGTACTATTAGTTCTTGATCAATTTTTATAGCCGCAGGGAAATGTATTATCCCCATTCCAAGATTTCTTATATCTGTCATATTATTATTATACTAGAAATCTTAAGATTGTCCCATGACTACATTAGAAAGTAGCTCTTTTATATGTTCATCAATGATGGTTCTATTTTCTAGGTATGTATTTTTTTTAATGATGTCAGTAATACTGTTGTTTTTTTCTTTATAATTTGAATCTTGTCCATAAGCGTAAGAAAGAATATCTAAAGCGGTTGTTTCTGTTGGATTTATTTTATTTTGAATACAAAAACTATATATTTCAGTTTCAAAAAACTGTTTTTCTTTTTCAATCATAGAAATAGGTATATTTAAGTTCTCTGGATAATTAGACAATAAAGATCCTAAAGTTCTATATCTTATTTTGGACATAAACCACTTTTTGAACTTTTCTGGAACGTCTGCTGGTTCTTTTATTGATCTACGTGGATCGTCTTTTTGCGTGAAATAAAGTTCAATTGAAGTTTCTGGTTGAGATAATGACAACTCCTCTAAAGCATCGTGTGGTATCTGCCATTCGTCAAAGGCGTTGCTACATGTTATTGCAAGTGAGTCTTGGCAGTTCCATGGGTCTTTGCCTAAGATGCTCCACTGATATGCCAACTTCATTGCGTGAGGAAGCGTTTCTGCTACATACACTCTACATGGCCAATCTTTATACGCTCTATCATTCATTTCTTTTGCGTAAGAAACTTTTACAATATATATATTTGACATTGAAGAAAGAAATACTGTCCAACCTAATATATTGGCATCAGAAAAGTATTCCCTGTCTCCAATATCTATTGCGTTTTCTTTGTTTGTATCAAAGAACTCAACCGCTGCATAGTCTTCAAGGTCGCATCTTCTGTTTTTATCCACTATGTCTGAGTGCCCTTCATTTGACTCCTCATAACTAGCCGCTGAACGAAGTATGGCAAATGTGTATTTGTTTTTTTCGTAATCATTTTCTAAAACGTCAGATATGAACTCATAGTTTTCACAGAATATTTCTTCTGTTTTATTTTCAGAAATTGCTCTATATACAAATTCTGTTTTATAAAAATTAATCTTTTTAAAAGCTATTAATGATTTAGTTCCAATGTCATATACGTCATAGTCTACATACTGTTTTAAACCAGCTGGATGGACAGTATGTAATTGAAAGTCATCCTTATTATCTACAACTGCGTAGCATGCGTAGTTTTTGGGATCGTACAAATCATTATCAATCGTCGTCATTTTCTATCTCTTCTATTTTTTGTGTCATTTCTTGCATTTTTTCTAAAATGCTTTTTATGTCTAATTGTGCGGTGCTTAAAGGATTGGGCGTAAATGCTGCTTCGTCAAAAGTTTCGGGATCAATGTTAATTGCTATAAGTCTAAGAATTAGATTTTTTTCTAATTCATTTCTTACATTTTCGTATGCTTGTTTTTTTTGGTCTTTTGGAAGATTAAACTTCATCATCATCCTCTGTTGATTGAAGTTCCCTCATAATTAGTTTTAGCGCGTTTACGGCCTTAGTTAAATCTTGTAATAAATTTATTCTTGTCATATCATCTTCTTTAACTTCAAAAGAATTTTCATCATAAGTATCAAGATTAATAGACTCAGGATCAATTGCTAGTTTTATTAATAGTTCGTATAAATCTTTTTCATACTGCAATAAATTATCTTCAATAATTTGTTTTTTTGTGTTTTTATCTAAGCTACTGAAATTCATAGTATTCCTTTTCTACGATTGATTATAATAGTAAAACTACAGAGTTGGTTCCTGTAGTTTAATCAAACCCATATTTTTAGGGCCAATATGATTTCCATCAGCGTCTAACCCCGTCTTAATTCCTTGCGTCCATGTCCAGGGATTCTCTGTATTGTTCTTCATTTTTTTGTCGCCATATTTTTGGCGTGACTCCATTAATTCTTTTTTGTCCCATAAATTCTCTACTACAAATTCACATTTTTGTAGCATTGTATTATCAAAAATATTAAAAAACATAAATGGTTGTCCAGCCTTAAATGTTACTGGCTCTTTTGTTTTTGTAATTTTCCAATTCATGTTAAATTCATCTGGCCACCAAGCACTAGGTATAGTAGCGCTCAACGGAACTGCTCCTTCTACAAAATAGTTTGGAGAACCACTAATCCAAGTGTCGTAGTCCTCTTCTGTGTTAATAGCCCAACCTGTAGTAAATGATATTATACCTACAATAGATGGAACCACTAAAGGTCTTCCTTTGTAGATCTCTCCTTCAAGAACTTTTGGAGGTTCATTTAATCCACTCCATTCAACTACAACATCTTGAGGAAGAATAAGCTCCCAACCATTAACGTTAGCAGACGTAAGAGGAAGACATTGGTAGGCATGGTTCTTATACGTATTGTCCATCCAATCTCTTCTTACTCGAGACTGTTTTATTTCTGGTGAATTTTGATGAGTTTTAGTTAGTGTTATTTTGGTCATCTTCTTTTAAGAAATCTTCTATAGCTTTTTTAATGTTATTAAGAGCTTGTTCTGAATTTATAACCCTATCTCCAGCGTTAAAACCTAGGTCTAAAAGATCTGAATTGCAAAATCTCTTCATCTTAGTTCCGTCCTTTGAAATGATCAGTTTTTCAAAGTTTCCCTGAATAGGGTCAGTGCCGTCTTGAATTTTCTTATAGAGTTCGTGCGCTTGACTTTCTCCGTCTAATTTTATATAGACCAACTCGGAAAACGGCAGATCTGTACCGTAAAATTTCTTCATATGATCTCTCATATTAAATGGCGAAGCGTTGGAGTCAGCAAACTCTCCGTATGCGTCTTGGCAAAAATCGGTACTTGGAAGCGCTATTACCTCAAAGCCATCATCTTTGTATTCATCATATAAGTCTTGAATTATATTATATTGAGCAGAATTGGCACATTCCCCAGTAACATTAACCAACATTGTTACTTTACCTTTGTTTTCTTTTAGGATTTCTTTGTCACCATCTAAAGATTTTAGATCAAGATCATATACATTAAATTTTAAATGTTCAACTGTCGATTCTTGTGAGGGATGTTGATCCATCTGTATCTCCTATCTTTTTTGGCATGTTTGTAGAAGTGTCTAAGTTATGGGTTCTATCATTATAGTCAAACATAGTAACTGCTGAATACTTTATACCTTCATTAACTGGGAGCGATGCGTGAGCAAATATGTAAGTTGATGGGAAGAACAGTATGTCACCCTTTACTGGTTTGAACTTAAGATTCATATAAGGAAACCAAAGTTCCCCACCGTCATAATCATCGTTAAACCAACCAACAGAAGACAAGGTGCACGAATATGAAAATCCATCATCAGTGTGGACAGAAAAATGTTGACCTTTGCCATATCTTACGAAATTAATTGCCTCCATGTATTCCATTTTAAAGTTAAATCTTTTTTCATAATCTTTCAGGCAAGTTTGTAATACAGAGTCGTATTCTTCGTAGCAGTTTTTTATCTCTACAAAATTATCATCAATATACTGCCAATGATCTTTGCTTATTTTAAGATCTACACAGTCTCTATAATCCGTTTTCTCTTCATTATAGCCAACAACAGCTTTTTTCCACTTAAAAAAATCATGATCACTACCCTGCAATGTTGTTTCTAGTCTTGAAGGAATATTCAAGTCTTCTATGCCAGTTTGTCTATATAAAATAATTCCAAGTTTTGGCTCTTCTACATTATAGATTTGCATAGTTTTTCCTTACAGTCTTGATATACTATATCATACAAATAATTTATTTGGATGGTATAGATGAATGAAAATTCCTTAGTTAAGCCTGGTCATTTTGGTTCAAGCCCAGATGCCATTCTACAGGTTGAAAACTTAATAGACAAAGACGATTTAAAAGTAATTCAAAAATTTTTACCGACCATTACAGAGTGGATGGATTCAGGTAAAAATAAATATGATGAGAGTGGTACCTGTATATACGATGCAGCATATTGGGCCGATAGGCAGTGTAGTTCGGAAATACTTGAACGCATAGCTCCTAATATTCATCATTTAGTAAGTAAATATATTAATAAATTAAAATTAATTATGGAAGATTTTTATAAAGTAAAATTATATGAAAGACCGCCAGTAATCATAAAATGGAAACCTGGAACAGAGCAGCAACCTCATGCTGATAAGCAGTTGAATGATGGTAGTCCCAACCCTTTTCCTACTTATGATCTTAATTCTTTATTTTATTATAATGATGACTTTGAAGGTGGAGAATTATTCTATCCAGAATTTGATTTAACGATTAAACCAGAACCAGGACTAGCTGTTGCTCACCCTGGTGATATTTACTATCTACATGGAGTTAAAAAAGTTATATCTGGATATAGATATACCACACCCTCATTTTATACAATAGAGAGTTTTAAATAAGGTGTTAAATTCAAACATGGAATATCCAAAAGGATTCTATAATTCATATAAAAATTATGAAATAAAATACAAAGAATTGTATCCAAATATTATTGTTTACAATATTCTGTCAGAACACAAAAAAATATATAATATATGTAAATATTTAGAATATAAAAAAACAAAAAAATTTATATTTAGCGAATGGACAAAATGGGGCCCCTTTGGCACATATGCTGGAACTAATGGTAATCTGGCTCTAGATCAAAAAGCTGTACAAGACATAAGGTCTTCGATTGTTGATTTAGATTTGCTTTCAGAGTTTGAGGATGAATTATTTGTTTTTCAAGAACTATATGCAACCGCTTCTGCCTCAATTGGGCACTACTTGAATTTTTATAACATTGAACTGCCGGAAGACTGGTTCATTATATTTCCAAGCCTATCTAGATATAATCAAAATGTCAATATAAGAACAAATAATGAAAAGTCTCGGACTAGCAATGAATTTTCATACAGATTACGCCATTGGAGAATGGAATTGGCCAGGAGAAAAATTTTTAATAACTTGCACTACGTATATAAATGACGATTATAGTGGTGGAGAAATCGAGTTTTTTATCAACAACAAATTAATTAAATATAAACCAATTGCTGGAGATATTTTAGTGTTCCCTTCTGGTGACCCCAAATTTCCTGGTGACCATCCATATTTTCATGCCGTTCATCCTTGTAGTCAAAACGAAAAGTTTTTAGTCAAATCATTTGTTAAATATACAACAGATGAATATCTTGATGAATGGAATAAAAACATTCAAAAATATGGTGAAAAAAAATGGAAACAAATTGCTCAATCACAAGCTCAAGGCATAAACAGCCTTAGGGGTCCATACGCAGATGGTGATGGAAATGAAACGTATAAATACCATGAGCTTATTTATAAGCTTTATAAACTATAGTTAAGCTTGCAAGTCACCTACTGCAACCCAAGAATTTGCTGCTCTTTTTATTAGGGTAACAGAAGACCATTGTGCTCTTAGTTTTAATCCAGGAGTTGCGTTTACCGTCACTCCTGACCCCGCAACAATTGTTGTTTGTCCAGCTCCAGCTCGTAATACACTTATTTGAGACCCAACAGGAAAATCAACAGATGAGTCCGGCGGTACTGTTAAGTTGTTCGCAGAACCTACATTCATTTCTACTAACTTATCTTTATCAGATAATACTAATGTGTAGCTAGAGTTTTGAGAGTTAGTAACTATAGTGCTAGATACAAAGTCTTTTGATACTGTACCATCTCCTATACTAAGCTTGTTATCACCAATAACCCAAACAATAGTTCCTGCAGATGTTGGAGGGGATGTTACGGATGTAAGAGTTAACGTTGGGCTAGTTATAGTTTTATTTGTTAAGGTTTGAGTGCCAGTTAGAGTAACTACAGTTGAATCTATTGCTATAGTCCCTGAACCAGTAATTGTTCCGTCCAGATAATCCAGTTCCAGCTGTAATAGAAGTTACGGTACCACCCGATGCTGAACCAGTAAACTCCACTATATTATTAGAACTATTTTTATAGTATAGTTTTCCGTCAGCGTAATTAATAGCTAATTCACCATAAGCTAAAGATGTTGGTATTTGACTTGTAGTTCCACTTCTTTTTATCTGTATAGTATTTGCCATAATATTCTACTTAAAAGATGGAGGGAAGTACGGAGGAAAGTACGGAGGGAAGTAAGGAGGGAAGTAAGGAGGGAAGTAAGGAGGGAAGTACGGAGGAAAGTAAGGAGGGAAATACGGAGGAAAGTAAGGAGGGAAATACGGAGAATATTTTGTATATGCTACATCTTCTTTTCTTGGATAAACAGTGCTTGCTGCTGGGCTTTGAGAAGTCACATCATCAAGAAGAGAAAGATTTCCTCCGCTAGGATCATTTAAAGGTGTGGTACTTACCGTTCCGAACGTCAAATCCTGCGTTTGTTATTTTTGGTTCTGCAACAGTTGCATCATCACCAACGATGTTTGGTACATCATTTTTTCTTGGACCTGAAGTATTTCCACTATTGATAGCCATAGTTATGCCTGCAAATCTCCGATGAGAACCCATAAATTTGTGTCAAGTTTAATTAGTGTAGCAGATGACCATTGAGCTCGCAACAGCAATCCGGGTGTTGCATTAACAGTAACACCTGCTGCTCCCTGAACTGTCAATGATCCCGAGCCTTTTCTTAAAATATCAATTTTATCACCAACAGTAAAAGCTTGACTTGCATTTGTTGGTACCGTAAGTGTCATTGATGCTGCGTTATCCATAATAATTAATTTAGCTAAATCTGATAATACTAAAGAATAAGTTGTTCCTGTTTGAGCATTTATAGTAGATCGAAAGCCAGCTCTTGCGGGTCCTGCAGCAAGAATAGATTCGTCAACAGAGTTTTCCGATAAGGTTACTGAAGCAGTGCTATTTACCCAGTCTGATCCATCATACATTAAAAATTCGCCTGCAGTTTCACCGGCAATTGCGACATCTGATAGTTCATCCAAAGATTGGCTTATACCTATTCCGCTAACAGCGGCATAAACTGCAACTCTTACAGAATTATTTGATGGAGGATTATCAAAATAAATTGTTATATTGTTTAAATTAGTTGCCTCCCAAGAAGTAATTATTAAACCATATGGAGACGATGCTTCGGTAATTGATACAACGACGTCTCTCGTTCCTAAATTGTGATTTATAACAAAAGTAAAATCTGTTGAATTTCCTACAGTTGCAAAATGAGTAGTTCCCTCTACAGAAGATGGACTGTAAGAATTTATCCAGTTTTCTCCATCATATTTAAGTACCTGATTCGGCGTTGCCGATGTTATAACTACGTCAGTTAAATCATCCAAAGAAGCAACAGTAGAAGCTACGCCTGGCACATATTTATTTAATCCAGCATCGTATTTTAATACGTTAGTGTCAGAGGGGTTTGCTGCATCTATTTCTATTCCATCAAGAATTAATGAAGAAGTTGTTATTTCGGCAAAAGTAACGCTAGAGCCAGTACCTACTGCTTGACCAATTGAAATAGTTGCGCTAGAGCCCTCACCTGGTGTGTGTGTTACTGTGACGCCAGTGCCTGCGATTACGTCGTTGACATAATTTCCCGTTGTGTCAGTGCCCAGAGTAACCGAGTTTGGCTGAATTGTTGCTGTAATTGATGCGTTTTCTGAGCCATTAAATGAAGCAGAACCGGTAACATCGCCAGTCAACGAAATCGTTCTTGAGGTAGCAAGAGCGGTTGAGGTGTCGGCGTTGCCCGTAACGTTGCCAGTCACGTTGCCAGTCACGTTGCCAGTCACGTTGCCAGTGAGTGGTGCAGTTACGCCAGCAAAAGTGACACTGGAGCTGGTGTCGACTGCTTGGCCAATTGCGATTGTTGGGCTAGAACCTTCACCTGGAGTGTGTGTGATGGTGACGCCAGTGCCTGCGGTTACATCAGAGACGTAGTTGCCAGTTGTATCAGTTCCCAACGCAACCGAGTTTGGCTCAATCGTTGCCGAGATTGCGACATTTGCTGAGCCATCAAACGAGGCTGAACCTGTCACATCTCCAGTCAATGAAATAGTTCGCGAAGTAGCAAGAGTTGTGGCGGTATCTGCGTTACCGGTTATATTTCCGACTACATTACCGGTTACATTTCCGGTTACATTTCCGGTTAGTGGTGCATTGACCTGCGCAAAGGTAACAGAAGAGGTTGTTAGTACATCCTGACCAACGGCGATATTTTGATAGGTGATTCCATCTTCAGTAATCTGCCATGAATCAGTTGTCTCATTCCAGCGAATTTGAACATTATTTAAAGCTCCTCTTTCTACTTCAATTCCAGCAGTTGAAGAAGTAGCCTGTCCATCAGTTGCATTGACAAGAATAAAATTATCTTTTAAAACAACCGTTTCGGCATCGACGGTTACTGTAGATCCTTCAACGATTAAGTTTCCAGCAATGGTTACATTATCGTCTGTTTCAATTTCAGATAAATCTTTTTTAAGCCAAGACCATGAAGTTTTAACTATGTTATCATTGTTATCAACATAATAGACAACACCATTAGTTGCATCTAATGCCAGCTGACCTTTGCTAATATTTGGGGGTTGAGGCAGTGGCATACTAAGTCCTTTAACTAAAGTTAATTTAAGTTTTAATTAAAAGGTACCGCCGTCAACAGTGATGCCATCTATTGACCCACCAGTTATGCTGACATTATTTGCATTTTGTGTGGATATTGTACCTAAACCAAGCGTTGTTCTTGAGGCAGATGCGTCTGCGTCATCAATAAGCGTTCTTCCAAAAGAGCTTAAATCAGTTAAAGCTGCAGTTCCGCTACCAGTAAAATACGCAAGTTTGTTTGCCGCTGATGTTAGGCCAGCAAGTGCGGCGAGTTCTGCATCATACGCCTGAACATCAGTGCCAATTACAAGGCCAAGGTTGCTTCTTGCATCTGCGGCACTGGTGGCGCCCGTTCCACCATATGCCAAGCCCACTGCTGTACCCTGCCAAGCACCAGATGAAATTGTTCCAACAGATGTCAAGCTAGATGCGGTGACCCCAGAACCAAGTGTAGTCGCACTTAGAACAGATGTTCCATTAATCTTAAATTCTTTACCTGTCAATAAATTAAGATGCTCTGAAGAAGTCCATGAGTCTGTTGCATCAACCCAGTTAAATGTTTTGTCAGTATTTCCCTTGAGAGTAATACCGCCACCGTCAGCACTTGCATCAGTTGGAGACTCTGTAGAACCGAGCTCCAAGTTTTTATCATCAATTGTGACTGTTGTTGAGTTGACGGTTGTTGTAGTTCCATTTACCGTTAGATTTCCAGTAATTGTTACGTTTCCGCCTGCAGATACGTCATTAAACTGAACATTGCTATTTGTTGCCACTGCCTGACCTATAGCAATAGTTGGAGTTGCTCCTTCTCCTGAGTTATTACTGAGTGTTACTCCAGTTCCAGCAACTAGTGAAGATACATAATCACCAGTCGTATCTGCTCCAAGGGCAACTGAGTTTGCAGCTATTGTTGCTGTTAATGTTGCGTTGCCGAGGTTTGTAACAGTAGCACTACCGCTAAGGTCTCCGTCTAATGTTATCGTAAAGTCGGCGACATCAAAATCTAATGTATTGTCAGTATCGTCGTA